ATATATAATATTTCGTATCGTGAAGATAAATTTAATGATAATAATTTTAATGACATGTTAGAACTTGAAAAATTCATGAAAGACACGTATGTAAACATTGACTATAATATACTATACTTTAACTTCAAATGTCATACTATACCTACTAATTCTAATATAATAAATATTGTATTACATACTAGCAGCACTAATTTACACAACCTAGAAATAGAGGCTCCAGGTGGCCAGTTAAGAATTTACTGTGGAAAAATATTAGCGTCATTATTCAGTACTAATTTAAATGTAAAGTATGATGATAATATTTTTTATGGTTAATTGGGGTGCTTTAAATCTCTGAAGGTATTTAAAATACTTATGCTTCTCTCTAGTATTTGTTCTTTTTATTACGTAAAATACTGGAATTAATATATTTGTGTTATAATATATTAATAATAATAGTAGATGTCATCCATTACCGACCGTATTTTAGGACCTGATTCTTCTTTCCCTTCTGATTTAGAAATGCCAGAATTACCCGAAGTGTTTAGTAGTAACGACGCTGGTTCTACGGCCGATATCAGCGACTATAATGTTTCTGACTCCGGGGATGGAATAATGGAATATTTGGCGAGTTTAACGGGCACCACATGGTTCTTGATTATTTTGTTATTGGGATTTCTGGGATTTAATGTTTTTGTATATTTGGCTAGGGGTACAAACCTAATAACAACTAGCCTTGAGCCTATTGTTAAACGCGTAAGTAGTATATTTGTGGGGTTAACCAGTCAAGTGACCGACGTCTCTGCAGAAGGAGCAAAAGAAGTAATTAATACCTCTGCGTCGGCATCAACCGCCGGACTAACGGCGGTTCAGAATATTACCCCCGGAGGGCCAACCTCCGAACCATCCGAGTCATCCGCCGAGTCAAAAACAAAGACAACCGGGCAAGATATTCAAACCACGTTTCCTAAGGGAGATGTGGCTCAAGCAAACGCGTTAAATAAAGCAATTAATTCGTCAACCGCCCAAAGACAACAACAAAATGGGGAAGATTATCAGGCAGACGATTCATCGAGTAGCATTCAGAAGGGAACCTCAAAGGCAGGATTTTGTTACATTGGGGAGGATCGCGGCTTCCGAACTTGTGAAGAAGTAGGAGTAAATGACACTTGTATGTCCGGCGATATATTCCCAACGCGTGATGTTTGTGTGAACCCTACGTTACGTGCCTAAAACCAATTCAAAAGACTTTTTTTAGAGAGAAACGAAACCTCAAATAAAAGATTCAAATACTTAATCAGTTATTGGGATACTTTGGGGTTTCTCTCTTCTTTTCTTTTGGAAAGAATGTTACAAGTTGGAATCTTTAAAACCAATTCAAAAGACTTTTATAATTCTAAAAGAAGAGAGAAACGAAAACAGTAATAAAAGATTAAAATACTTATTTCAGTTATCTTCTCAGTATAGGAGCCGGTGTTGGGTGATCCGGGTTTATAGTTGGGTTAAACATGTCTCCCGCGCCCAAGAAAAACCATCTTAATGACAAATAATTATTGTTGGTTGCGTTGATTCCATTGGTTCCAATCATCGTCGTATTAGGTCCAGTTTTAGATATGCGTTGTATTTCAGCCGTACCTAAAGCATAATTATAATACTTCAAGTTGGAAATGTTTCCATCGAATCCCCCATTATTGGCTACGTAAACGTCTCCGTAGTTTTGCTTAGGAACTCCTATTAGCTCCACACTCCTTGTAATTACACCATTAATATAAACATCTAAAGTTGTGTTTTGACACCGAATAATTACATTGACCCATTTATTCAGAGGTATATCTGGAATAACCACCTCTTCATTAATCACCTGGTAAGTATTCATCATTACAACCAGAGCATTTGTTCTTGGTGCTATATACAACCCCGGCGCATTATTTGGAAAATTTAGTCCATTTCCACTAATATCACTGTTTCCTTTGTAAAAAATATGTTTATATTGTCCTTCCAAATATTGTAAATTGTCAATGTATATCCAGACAGACCAACTAAATTCAATTCCTTGGTCCGCGTTATTTGACCGATATATCGTTTTGGCACCATTTGAACTTGGGTCTTGAACAAACACAAGCTGTTGCTTCGCGTCCACCATGCCATCAATTAAAAGCGGGGAATCGGACTTCTTAAACATTAAATTAATAAAAAAGATTCCTACTCGAAGCAATAACAAAAACGCAAATATAACCAACAGTAAAAAAGACAACTTACCGACTAAAGTATTGGATGTTAAAAAATCAGAGTTTTCTGTACTACCTTTACTCAAAGAAAATGTAGATTCGTTACTCATTTTGCCTATTTATTTATTATATATATAATATATTAATATTAGAATTTTTAAATAGTAACACTATTTTGGGTGGTTCCATTCTCAATAAGAGAGATTTCAATCTGATAAGACCCAAACAAATTGGAAAGAAAGTTTCCAGAGTACCCCTTCATGTAAATGTTCCAAGCATCCTGAGGATTTAATGAGTCAGGGTAATATTGAATTTTAGCGGTCCATCCGTCAAACCCACCCTTCGGGGTGACATAAATATTCGCATTGTTGTTTACGCTTGCCACTCCTGGCAGTAGGCAAGTTCTTACCAACTTGCCGTCAATATATAAATCCATCGTTCTTCCATATACACTGATAATTAAATTCACCCATTTTTGAATGGGAATGTTGGATACCCCACACTTATGGACAACTGTTTTTCCGCCTGGGGTAGTTGGTTCAGTATCTGCTCCAGGAAAACACCCAAGTGCTACCATTAAGTTATTTTCCACCGCACCTAAAATAACCGCCGGGCATGGGTCAATACCGCTAATACCTTCTACCGAACCACCATCTGGACCGCTGGGGGCTCCCATTCGGCCAAAAATTACCTTTGGTTCTCCATATCTGTAATTCCAATCATTTATATAAAACCAACACGAATAAGCAAAATTACTAGAAGCAACATTACTATCATTTGTTGCTAAAGAGCTGGCATCTATTGTAGAGGCAGTCTTGCCATCTTGTAAAGACTGTAGTGTGTTTGGGTCAGACACCAGATATTTTAGTAAACGAAAAAACAAAATTATTATTAAAACGGTAAAAACTATAGTCAAGGCACCCATATCTTTTATTGTATATATACCATTTAGAAATTTATTCAAACAATAGTGTTAGTTATCTTTTTAAAATCCTTAATATTATTTTGTAATTGACATAAGCGTTTTGTTTGTTTGTGCAATCACCGGTGGGTTATAATCTTTGACACTATGATACATAATATACATATTGGTAGTTCCTATTGGTTTAGTAAAATATTGAACGTTACATATACCAGCAATAATACCTTCCGCCGAACCAATCGTCAACGCGTCTAATTTCATATAGGGAACCACTTCAATTGCCGATTTTACCAACTCATTATTGAAAAATACATCTAAAGTTCCTCCGTAGTAATTAATAACGATATTGTTCCATTTTTGTAACATTACCTTTTCTTGTTTATATATAATTCGGTTGCCACTCTCATCAAAATCAATTAATTTATTGTGTTTGGTCAAATGTTTTTGGTCCATTGTTACCATCAATGTATTGGTACTCGAACGATAAAGAATATTTGGCTTATTGCCATAATTTAATAAAGAAACAAACTGGTTGGAAGAAGGACTTGTGCCTGGAGATAAGGTATTTAAGTATACCCAAAAAGAGAGACCGTATTGGTAGTCAAATCCATCGGTACCATTTAACTCTTCATATGTTGCGAGGGTATGTAGCTCGTCGGTATAAACCGGGTTGGCGACCAATAGTTTACCTCCTTGTAAGGAGACCACTTTATCCATAATCGAGGACCTATAATAAATCAGGCTTAAAATAACCGCAAGAATCAGTAAAACCAATGACACGAGGTTATCATTGTCCTTTGACTTTCTTAGAAAATCAATGACGTCGGACAAAAAACAAGGAATATACATTATCAAATTGAAACAAACCGAAAAAAAGGCGTTTTTCTTTTCATTTTTCTTCTCGCCAGGAACATCCACGTAAACCGTTTTGTAAACCAACGTTAATACAACCAACACCAGCATCAAGTTCAAAATAAACCCAATCGCACTTGTATGCTGTAAATTATACATTATGAACGCGATAAATAAAGACGAAATTACAATACCAAAAATAATCAACAACGCACGAGTTGCCTGTGAATCTGCCGTGGTGGTATATTTCTCGTCACTGAATTCAGGATAAGTATTTACAATAATCCCACTTCCAACCATCAAGGCAATTACGGTGGTTATGAAGATGACTGCGAATAAAGCATTTTTATCATTTGTAATACCTCCAGGATAATAATAACAACCAATGGCAACGAAAATCATGAATATGGTAAAGAATATGCTGCCCCAAATTATTACTTTGTTGCTACCTGGTAGTTTCATTTTTTCCGCGTTTTCTTGTCCTTTAAATGGTTCCGCATTTGGTATGCTGAGTTTAATAATCATAAATATAAGCACAAACGCGGCCATTAGAATGATTAATAGCATACTATTCCCAAAAAACTTGTTTATTAAACCACCTGGGTCAACACTATAATATACGGTGATGATCGCTAGGAAACAAACAAATAAAATAAGGGACTTTATTCTCTCGTACTTGATGTCAAACACGGAGACGTAATTATTTTTAAACGCGTTTATAAACATCCAGATGGTAAGTATTATTGAAATGGGAACAATAAGTATCGCATAAGTATCTAAGATATCGTTGCTAACACTTAAGAAAAACAATATAAAGGCAATGGTATACAGAAATACTTTGAGTACACTCCACATTTGTTGCTTAAGAATTTCACTGTTTTTCTTGAATTCAGGTAGAATGGAAAAAATCATAAGAAATGCCACGACAACAAAAGTAAGAATAATAAATGTATTTGATACGATAAGATTCGTGGTTTCTTTACTTAGTTGTTTCGTTTTAACTGAACCGTTATTGAATAACATGACCAAAAGAAGAATCACCAATACAAGCACAAATGCGATTGATAGTTTTGCGGCTTTCGGGTCATCCTTCAATTTCGTTATGTAGTCCATGGTATCTACCTTATCGGATGATTCTTTGGCGGTTGCCGCGGGCGGATTTTGGTATCTGTAAAACGCCATCAATAAAATGGCAAGTACTATTGCGATTATTATTTGAATGGTAAAAGATAAAGATGCCATATATTCGTTATAATATAGAAATAATATATTTTAAAATTCAAATACTTAATTTACTAACTTTCTGTTTCTCTCTTAATTTATTGAAAAAGATTGTTATTGGATGGGTTCTTTAAAACAATTTCTTTGGTCCTTTTGGATTATAAGAATTAGAGAGAAACCAAAAACTATTCAATAATACAAACAATTAGAGGGAAACAGAAAAATTCAACAATTAGAGAGAAAACTTAAAAAGTTATTTTAAGTTTTTTAATAAATTCATTTTTTCTTTTTTTATATTTTTTACAAATAAAACAAATGAGTCTTATAAAAGAAGAATATGAGGAGGACCCTTATGCGGTTTCGTCAAGCGACGATGAGGATGCCATTCAATCAGATGAAGACATCAACTTGCTACCAGGCGTTTGCTTAGATGCTCCTGTAATATCAAAACAAATTGTTCAATGTAGCACCCAGGATTGCGAAGGAGATGCCTTAAAACGACACTCTAGGGATAAGGTGAGGTGGAAAGACGGGGCGTTTTGTTTCCAATGTCGTATCAAACAGCCGCCAGCACCGCCAATAATAGTGAAGAAGGAATATCCTACCGCAAACCAAGACTGGCAAGAGGTGGAGTTTCAAGAATACTTGAAAGAATACAAGCCAACCCAAGAAACTAAGCGAAATAGTGAGTTTGAACAAAAACGTGATTTGGAAGAATTCAATTTGGCTACTTTTGAACTATTTAGCGTAAAAAAAACGTGTCGTAGCCATAGTCGCAGCAATAGCGTGTAAATTAAAATATATAATAAGTATTTTAATTTATTTTGCTGTGGCGTTAATTTGGTTAAAGTCTGATAAATAGTTTTAATCGTACATATTGGCAATGTTAGTACTTCTGCGCATGCAGAACCCAGGCTTACTTGATATAAAATGTTCCATGTATAAATGAATTCAGTTGATTTTTTTAAATTAAATGAATTAATATATATGATGTTTGATATAATTGTTTCGTTACATATTTTCTGACGCAGTTTTTCGTCCGTGGCAATTTCTGCATAACGCGACTAAGTTTTGTACATCATTGCCGCCTCCATATTCTAGCCTAATTTTATGGTCAATTTCGTATGTATGATCCAACTTATCGCCACAATCTCCACATTTCCAGTCTTGCTGAGCAGCCACATATTTCTTTTTCGTCTCACTCACGCATCGTTTAGTAGCTTTGGTAGAACCACCCCGGGGTGTGGCCAACATGTTTTGTTGGTGACCATATTTAGCGGGATTAATGTCATTAAAAGACTCCATGAAGCTACTACCACCATCTCCTTTTTCGGATGTAAAATCAAAAATAGGTGTAATCATATTCATGGCGGTTTTGTCGATAGGCATATATTTAATCACATTATTCGCATAAAGAAGCATTTGTCGCCCTCTACCAGGATTCTTTTTTAAAAGCAGATATATGCTTACGCCAATAACACAAAAAAATATCATTTGGTAGTATTTTTTAAAAGACATGAACATTTTGGTATACTTGCCGTCCGTGTATGCGTTATAAACAAAAAACGCAGTGATCCCGATTACAAAAAACTCTAATCGCATTTTAATTGTTTGTGTATATTAAAGAGAGAAGAATTTTTTAATTTCTTTGCCCACATTTACTAACATTCGACGAGGATATTAACACATCCGCGTCCTTAGTCATGCTAATCGTCGTGGCCCCAAATACTACAACTAGTGCAAACATAATAAAGGGTAATAAAACCAAAAACCAACTAACCGACTTATATCCCTTTTTACATAACCAGGATAAAAAATAAGTCCAAATACACCCAAATAATATTTTACTAAATACCAACGCAAGCCTCACTCGATGAAACAACATAAACAAAATATTTACCAAAAAGATGCCAAAATAAAGTTTGGCCGGAGTACACATTTTACTAAACGGGTCGCTCATTATTTTATAATTTACGCAAATATTTTTATTTTTAGTTAATAAGGACTTTGAAATAAATGGTTTAATTCACTGAGATTTTCTACCAATTCTTTGATATTAATTTCCTTGACACATGGTTCAAATAAGTATTTGATAAACAGTTTTTTTAAAAAGTTCAGTATTTCCTTTTCCTTTTTCGTGTGTGTTCCAAAAGTAGACTGTTTTGTTTGTATCATTTCATAGATTACTATATAACTAAGTACAAACCCATAAATGTCGACAATTTTAATAAAAAGATTATCAAGATAAAATCGTAAATCAATCGTTCCATCTTCTTTTAATTTTGTAAACTTTAATAACACTTGGACAATATAATTAACAATGTATGGGGTGGTTATCTCCTCGTTCACCTTTTTTTCTTGGGACTCCTGATGATAGTTTCCTTTTTCGTATGAGGGAATAAACAACATGTACATAATCTTCTTGACATATTGTAACTGACGCGACCCGTGTTCTCGAGTAACTAACTGGACGTAATTCAACACAAAGGGTTTTAAAGATTCCTCTTCGACTTTTTTCCCCGATTCAATATATTCTTGGTATAACGATTTAAACTTGTCTGAAAAAAGAACTACTGAGAAAGGTTGGTTAAAAAGAATTGGCCGGTCTCCCCAAGATGACATGAACGGATTATGTTTAAAAGGAACGTATTCGGTGGATAATCCCCAGTCTATTAATCTTGTGTAAACCGTATTAGTACTATTGTCACGTTCGACCAAAATATTATCATACTTAAGGTCGCAATGATAAATATGGTTTGCGTTCATTTTTACTATTCCGTTAACCAGTAAATCAATTAATTTGTTATTAAGTTCTACACAATCATCGTCAGAATGGTACTCGCGTAAATACTTATCGATTGATACCCCTCCATTTGGCATGTTCAACGCCAAAATTTTATCGAGCGACTTCGGCTCATTTATATTTTGTTTGGTAATGTATTCCCTTGTTAATGCGTCGCATCTCTCATCGAACTCTTCTAAATCCTTTCTTGATAATTTACCAGGAGTGCACAAACTAAAGTCATCCACCATAAAATAATTTTTGTAATTTTTAATGTGCTTTATGCGACGCAATATTTTTTGACTAAGTTCGTATTCGTCCGTTGCGTCTTTCCGCATCATTAGCTTAGTAATCTTATGTTTACTTCTTGTCTTCTTGGAATGACATTTTAAAGCCGGGTGAAACACACAACCATACGAGCCAGATGCGATAACCCGGCCTCCTTTTCTTCGACGGGTTTGTTTATTTTTTGAACGTTTTCGCATATATATTTGACGTATCTTTTATTATATGTCTACATTAGATTTCTCTTTATTTGTCATACAAATAATAAATAGAACTAATTCCTACCAATACTATAGTAG